GGCCGCACCCATTCGGGTGCGGCCCGGCCGCTACATGGTTGCTTATGCAGACGTGATGTAGCACTCCTCGGCTTCCTGCTGTGCATGGATCAGCAGCAGCCGCGCCTCCTCATAGTCGTGGGTGTCGATTTGCTCAACGACGTCGCTCAGCGTGTTGAAGAGGGTGAAGTACAGCTTCTTGAAGTCCATGGTGATCTCCTTTTTGTTCTGCGTATTTGCGGTTTCCGGCGCGTCTTCCGGTCGCTGCGATGCGCAGTCTAACACAGAATGGAGCAGAAACGTGTCGAATGCTGTAGGTGCCGAAAAAACTTCATAAAATTCAAATTTTTTGTCAGGCATGGAACGATCTTTGCGCGAAGCGTCGAATCGCAAACGCCCGCGCACCATATCGGAGCGCGGGCGCGGATCGTTTATAGCAGCTTGATCAGGATCCTGCTGGGCGGCGACGGGGCTGAATCAGTCTGTGAAACAGCTTTCCGATAAATAATTTCTATTACACACCCGTTGCACACCGTATCGATAATTTGCACGCAAAAACGGGAAAATAAAAAATCCTGTATCCATTGAGAATACAGGACTTTTTGCTGGTCCGAGTGAGAAGATTCGAACTTCCGGCCTCTTGAACCCCATTCATACGAGAATGTAGTGTTTTCAATGCTTTGCTGGTTTGGAGTTTGAAACGAGTTTGAAATAGGATTTCCTAAATTGCGTCCGTTATCTTTCGCAGGTCGTCCAGATCCACGTCCTGATAATAGCGCGTCATGGAGATGTCGGTGTGCCCGATCAGCTCCAGCATATCCTTTTCCGGTGCTTTGATGCGCTTGGCCAGTGTTGCGAATGTGTGACGGCAGGAGTGCGGCGTGTACTTATGGCGTTTGACGCCACCAGCCACTTCCACGATCGGATTGTCGATGCCGGCGGCTTCGAGCGCCGGATAAAATGCGCGGTCTGTAAATGCACGGAGCGTCCACGAATTGCCGGATTCATCGCAAAACAGCGCGCCGCTGCTGCGGCCGCCAGCGACGTGGTCGACGATGGCCTGAATCTTCGGGGACACGGTGACGGTACGGCCTTTTCCGGCTGCGGTCTTCGCGCCGCCGACCAAGCAGTGCTGCGCGCGGTTATAATTCTGCACGTCCAGCGCGAGGAATTCGCTCGGTCGGAAGCCCAGGTAGATCATGCAGTACACATAGTCTGCATATGGAACGACACCGACGGCCTGCCGGATCTTTTCGATTTCAATGTCCGTGAACGACGGCCGGTGCGCGGCAGCTTCGCCTTTGACGGACAAAAACTGCGCCAGATTCAGGTTCTCCGGGATCAGGTGGCGCGGGATGCCGTACTTATACATCAGGCCGCAGGTGGCGCGCATATTTTCCTTGGTGCGCTTTCCACGTGGGCATTCGTCGATGCAGTCCTGCAGGTCGTCAATATCCACGTCAGATATTTTCATCATCCAGATTGGCGTAAAATATTTGATGGCAGCACGGTAGCACCCCAGCGTGGAATCGTCCGCCTTATGCGTGGGAAACCATGCATCATACAATTCCTTAAACGTTGGATCGCGGCGCTTTGCCTGCGCCTTTTTCAGATCCGGAAGCGCCGCGAGCGCTTCTTTTTTCGTGACAAAGCCGCACTTCGTGCGCGTTTTTCGGCGCATTGTTCCGTCTGACTGCACAATATACCCAAGCGTCACACTGGCACGCCATGTGCCGTTCGCGGCCTTATACACATATCCCTGCCCGTTGCCGCGCTTTTTCCGGCGCGTGACGGGCGTTTGCGGCTTTCCGCAGGCGCAGCAGAACCGGCTGCCGTCCGGGATCTGCGCGCCGCATTTTTTACATTGCATTTTTTATCCCCCTATGATACCATAAAGGGGCAGTTACCCCTTTAATTGCGATTGGTGGTTTTCTGCATGGCCGTCTCGGTGTTCCAGCACCGGGGCGGCTTTTTTATGGCTCTTCGTCATAGGACCGGCCGTTTAACGCATCGTCATACCCTATTTCGTATCCGCCGCGAAAGCCTATGTCATATCCATCGTAATACCCTTCATCTTTGCCATCGATCTTCCCGTCTTCATAGCCTTCATCGTATCCGTCTCCATGGCCGCTATGGTACCAATAAGCCTCTTTTTCGATCGCGTCGGATTTTGTTTCGGCTTGCGCTTTGATGTCTGCCTTCGCTGTTTTCAGCGCGCTGGCAAGCACGAGGCAAACGATGACGAGCACGATGCACAAAACAGACAGCACGGTGTTCTCCTTCTTCACGGCGCGGCCTCCCTCCAAAATTTGTTCGTCTGATTTTACCATGCTGCGCAATAGATGTCCACTGAATTACACTGCATTTTATGGCATATTTTTTGGCATTCTATCTATACAGGCTCGCGTTTGAAGAAAATAACAAAAAGTGTGCAGCATCCTGCACATTTTCAACACGCGGCCGAAAAAATGTGGTAGGATTGCGTCAAATGATGAATCACGTGCGCAAATATCGGGAATACAAAGGCGTCAGCCTGCGATGGCTGGCCAGAAAGGTGGGGTGCGGGGCAAGCACGATCAGCGCGATTGAAAGGGGGAAATGTGTTCCCAGCGTGTATCTGGCGCTGCGGATCGCAAAGGCGCTGGGGACGACCCTAGAGAGCTTATGGGAGGGAGAGCTATGACGGATGAGAGACAGAGGGAACACTTACTGGCAGAGATCGAGCGGCTGCTGGCCGCGGCGAGTGACCGCGCGCTGGAGCTGACGGCCATGCTTTTGCGCAGACTCACAAAGCAATAGAAACCACCAATCGCAACAAAGAAGCGGATCAGGAAATCAATCCTGATCCGCTTCTTTGTTTTCTGCGGTGATCTGGCGGGCAAACGCTTCAATGTCTGCCCAGCGCTCCTCCGGCAGCCGGGACAGCGCCAGAAGAAAGCGCCGGCGAAAATTGTCTTTGTCGTCCTGCATGGTGTCGGCGACGAAATCCATGATCTCCTGGTCACGCGAGATCTGGATAAACATCTCGCCCTCGCCGGTGCGCAGCCAGTTCTCGTTTACATTGTATGTTTTGCAAATCAAACTGACCACGGCGTCAATAGGCTCATTTCTGCCAACCTCGTAGTTGGCAACGGCGCCACGCTTAATACCGATTTTTTCGGCGAATTCCTGTTGCGAAAGACCGAGAGCGGTCCGGACTGCTTTGATGCGTTCGTTCATTCGTATCACTCCTCGCCTAAGAGAATAGCGCAACATTGTGAGAATGTCAATGTTTTTCGCAACAAAAGCACAAAATTCTCTTGACATCAGTAACAACGTGGCGTATTATAGTAACGAACTCACAAACAACCGTAACAAAAAGACGATTCGCGTGGAACAGAAAGGAGATGAACAAAATGCTGACGAATAACGAGCAGAAAACCATCGAGCGGCTGGCGACGGTCATGCAGAGCATGGACGATCTGCAGAAGGCGCAGCTTTGCGCTTTTGCGGAGGGGCTGGCGATGGCGCTGGAGCACAGCAAGCGCGCGTCGTAAGGCGCGCGCTGAGCGCCATCACTTTTTGCGGCGCTTTTCTTTGATCTGGTCGATCAAGGCGAGGATTGGCTCACCGATGAACATAAAAGCGTACAGCACTACAATCGGCGCGAGGATGACGAAAACCACGATCTCGCCGACGGAAATGTGTTTCGCCTTTGAATCATCTGATTTCTGGGGCGAAGGGCGCGGCGTGCTCTGCACAGCATGGCTGCTGCCGGAATCGCTCCGGCTGCTGTGGTCGGTCTTGTCATCGAAATCGTATGGGCAGTCGGCGACGCCGTCGCCGTCCATGTCGTAGTGCTGGTGCGCCGGGTAACCGTGGTGATAGTGATACTCGCCGGTGGAGCGGTCGTAGTGGCCGCCGTTGGCATCTGTTTTCCCGCTGTGTGCCAGCACAGTGGGAGAGAGCAAGAGCAAAAACGCAAGCAAAAATGCAAGCAATCGTTTCCTCAAGGGGACCACCTCCAAGAGGGAACATACCACGAATCTGAAAAAATGTACAGGAAAAGGAGAAAACGCGATGGAGCGAAAGCACACGAAGCGTGCGGCCGTGGCGGACGAGGAAGTCGAGGCCGAGATCGCCGAGCTGAAGCAGGACGAGTATGTGAAGCTGGCGCAGCGGTACGACCAATACCGCGCACGGCGGCGGACGTATCTGTACCAGCTGCGGATCAAGCAGCGCAAGGGCATCGAGCTGGCCGCCAGAGGCGTGACGCTGGAAAATCTCGAGGAAATGGGGGACGAGCCGTGACACTGGAAGAACTGGCCGCGAAGCCGTCGGAGATCCTGACGTGCGCGGACGTGGCCCCGCTGCTGGCCTGCAGCGCGTGGACGTTGCACGAGCAGGCGATGGAAGACCCATACGCGCTGGGCTTCCCGGTGATCGTCGCAAAGCGGCGGGTGAAGATCCCGAAGCGAGCGTTTATCCGCTTTATGCGCGGAGAGATGGAGGGAGAGAGGACATGAAGGTATTCGGAGATCCGCGCGCGCGGGCAAAGGCGCGCAGATACATCATCTGGGGCATCGAGGACGGCATCGTCTGTGCGAGCTTCCTCGGCGGCATCGCGCTGGCCGGGTGGGTGTTTCACGTGATCTTCACGGCGCTGGGGGTGGCGTAATGGGCCTGACGGGTGAAGCCCGCCGCGCATATATGCGCAAATACCGCGCGGCGAACTACGAAAAGCTGTCTGCGTACTACAGCAACAGGCGGCGCAAAAAATCGCGTGACACCGCTTTCGGTGCGTTTTTGCGGGCAAACGGTATCACGCAGACAGCAGCGGCCAAAATGCTTGGCGTGTCTGTATCAACGGCCAGTAGCTGGGCGAATGGCATCACGACCGCACGCGAAGATAAGATCCGCGCGGTGTGGCCGGAGTATGGGGCGAAAACATGATCCATTACACACTGAACATCGAACCGCCGGTTGAACCGCCGGCCTACACCTGCCCGCGCTGCCCGGTGTGCGGCGAGGAGGCAGGCAGCTACTACAAGGACAAGTGGGGCAACATTGTCGGCTGCCCGGAATGCGTGCAGGAGGTAGACGCATGGACATTGTAAGCGACACCTACATTCGCGGCGGCATCCCGCAAAGCCGCTATTGCCGCAGCTGCGCGCACTATCAGGTGCTCTCCGGCTGCAGCAATAGCAGGGGCGGACCCGGCGCACGGGTGTGCCTGTACATACTCGATACCGGCCGTCGGCGGGGATGCCCACCGGGGTACGGATGCCCGAAGCGCATCACGCCGGAAGCATTCGCCAAAACGCCGCACGGGAGCGAGATCATGCGTATGCGTATGCGCAGCGCAGGAGGCGGCGCGAAGAACAGAGGGAGGAGAAATCAAAGATGATCACGAAGACGACGACCGTCGGCATGACGGACGAGCAATGGCACGCCGAGCGGCGCAAGAGCATCGGCGGCAGCGACGCCGGGACGATCCTCGGGCTGAACAAATACAGCTCGCCCTACGCGCTGTGGGCCGAGAAGACCGGCCGCGTGACACCGGAGGACATCAGCGACCGCGAGGCGGTGCGGCTGGGGCACGACCTGGAGGACTATGTGGCAAAGCGTTTCGCCGAGGCGACCGGAAAGCGGGTACGGCGGGAAAACCACTTCCTTGCCAACAGCGACTATCCATTCGCGCACGCGCTGCCGGACCGCATGGTGATCGGCGAGAACGCGGGGCTGGAATGCAAGACAACGTCCAGCTTCGAGATCCCGAAGCAGTGCGCCGAGGGCGAATTTCCGGCGGTGTGGTACTGCCAGATCATGCACTACATGATGGTGACGGGCGCACCGGTATGGTACCTCGCGGTGCTGTGCTTCGGGCGGGGATTTTACTGGTTTCGCGTGGAGCGCGACGAGGGCGAAATTTCGGCTCTGGCGGCTGCCGAGCAGGAGTTTTGGGATTATGTGCGGAGCGGGACAGAACCGCCTGTGGACGGAACGGACGCGACAGCGGAGGCGCTGCGCACGATCTACCCCGACAGCAGGGACGGCGAGACGTGCGACCTTGGCGCGGTGCAGTCCGCAGTGCGCAGCTACACGGCGCTGGGCGAGCAGATCGATGAGCTCAAGCGGCTGCAGGCGGAGCAGGCGGCGGCTATCCAGCAGTTTATGGGCACGGCGGAAAAGGGACTGTGCGGCGACGTTTCGATCACGTGGAAGACGCAGCAGCGCAGCACCTTCGACCGCAAGAAATGGGAAGCGGCGCACGGTGCGATCCCGTGCGAATACTTCAAGACGTCGCAGGCGCGGCCGTTCCGGGTGACGAGCCGATGACGCCGTCGACACCATGCAGGGACTGTCCGGGAAGATATCCCGGCTGCCACGCGAAATGCGGACACTACGCCGAATTCCGGCGCGGGAGGGACGCGGCAAATCTGGCACGGCAGCGCGACAACGATATCCTGCGCTACATACGCGAGAACCACGAAAAACGAGAATATGTGAAAAAACAACCATAAAAAAGAAAAGGGGAAAACACATGAACAGACAGGGAAACACGGTTCAGATCAGCCCTGAGCGGCTGCGCCTGTTTTGCAGCAAGAACGGCGGCCAAACGGTCGTGAGCGAGACTCTGGGCTACGGTAAAAGCTTCATCAGCAACGCGCTGCACTCCGGGAAGATGAGCCGGGCGGCGAACAAACTGCTGGCAGCCACATATGGCATCCCGGAGAACTTTTTCCTCGCGCCGGATCCTCCGAAAACGGCACAGCCGCCGGAGCCGAAGGCCGCGCCGCAGGCGAAACAGACGGGATACGCACTGCGGCTGCAGGCGACGGACAAGCAGGTATTCCTGCTGCTGGAGCACGACGGCGAGAAAGTCGGCAGCGCGTACTCGAAGCGCAAGGACAACAGCGAGCTGGCGCTGGTGCAGGCGATCAGCTACGCGGCACACATGATCTACAAATTCTGCGAGCAGAAGACGCTGCAGGAAGCTATGGAGGGCAAGTAAATGGAAAAGAATCTGATCCAGAAGCAGGGCGGCCAGATGAGTGCCGCGAAGGCAGAGAAAAAGACGATGCAGGCATACATCAAGGCGATGGCGCCGGCGATCCAGAAGGCGCTGCCGAGCGTGATCACGCCGGAGCGGTTCACGCGCATGGTGCTGTCGGCCCTGTCGGCCACACCGAAGCTGGCCGAGTGCTCGCCGCAGTCGTTCCTCGCGGCGATGATGACGGCGGCACAGCTGGGCGTGGAGCCGAACACGGCGCTGGGGCAGGCGTACCTGCTGCCGTACCGCAACCACGGGAACATGGAGTGCCAGTTCCAGCTCGGCTACAAGGGGCTGATTGACCTGGCATACCGCAGCGGCGAGGTGAGCGTGATTCAGGCGCACACGGTGCACGAGAACGACGTGTTCGACTACGAGCTTGGCATGGACCCGAAGCTGCGGCACGTGCCGGCGAAGGCAGACCGCGGCGAGGCCGTCGCCTACTACGCGATGTTCAAGACCAAGGACGGCGGCTATGGCTTTGAGGTGATGAGCGTGGACGATGTGCAGCGGCACGCGCAGCGATACAGCAAGAGCTACGGGAGCGGCTCGAGCCCGTGGAGGTCCAACTTCGACGAGATGGCCAAGAAGACCGTGCTCAAGCGCGCGCTGAAGTACGCGCCGCTGAAGTCCGATTTCGTGCGCGGCGTGGCGCAGGACGAGACCATCAAGGCCGAGCTGAGCGACGAGATGTACGCCGTGCCGGACGAGACGGTGTACGAGGCCGAGGGCGAGGAGATTGGCAGCACGGCCGTGGACGCGGAAACGGGAGAGGTGATCGGCGATGCTGAATAAGATCGTGATCATGGGCCGCCTGACGCACGACCCAGAGATGCGCCAGACCGGGAGCGGGACGTCGGTGACGTCCTTCTCCCTCGCGGTCGAGCGGGACTACAGCGGCAGGGACGGTGGCGAGAAGCAGACGGACTTCATCGACGTGGTGGCATGGCGGCACACGGCGGAGTTCGTCAGCAAATACTTCGCCAAGGGCGATATGGCTGCTGTGAGCGGCCGCCTGCAAATCCGCGGCTGGACGGACAAAGACGGCAACAAGCGCCGCAGCGCCGAGGTCGTGGCGGACAGCGTCTACTTCGGCGGGAGCAAGCGCAGAGAGGCGGACGCAGCGCCTGCTGCATACGACGCGCGTCCGGTCGCCGCGCAGCCGACGGAGGCAGACATGGAGCGGATCGACGCGCTGGTGAGCGCATACGACAACGTCGCATACGCCGACGATTTCGACGGCGGGGATCTGCCGTACTAAGGGGGAAACAGCATGGCATGGATTGAGCTGCACCAGACGCTGCCGACGAACCGCAAGACGATGCGCTTCAAGCGGCTGCTGAAGATCAAGACGCCGCAGGCCGTCGGCCATATGTGTATGCTGTGGCTCTGGGCAATCGACAACGCGCCGGACGGGGATCTGTCTCCGTTCGGCGCGGACGAGATCGCGGAGGCCGGCGGCTACACGGGCAAAGACCCGCACGCATTTGTGGACGCACTGGTCGGAGCAGGGTTCGTGGACGACGACGGCACATCCCTGATGATCCACGAGTGGTATGACTACGTCGGTAATCTGGTGGACAAGCGCGCGATCACAAAGGCGCAGAACCGGGAGCGCGCGCAGAGATACCGCGACAAGCGCAAGCAAATGTGCGTGACGGAAAGCGTGACGGAGCGTGATGATGTAACGCAGCGTAACGCTGGCGTAACGCGTGACGCGAGCGAACGCGCAGCGTTACGTAACGCTGACGTAACGACCCTATACAGTACAGTACCGTACAGTACCTATACAGTACCCTATATTTCTGAAGAAAGAAAGGTAAAAGAAAGAACCCCGGAAGTGCAGCCTGTGACCGACGAGACGCCTCCGGAAGCTGTCCGGCCTGACGTGCTGGAGACGAAAAACAGATTGATCGTGCAGGCGGATATGCCGAAGGGCCGGAAGCTGGACGAACTGCCGGAGGGGATGCGCCTTGCAGACCTGCCGTTTATCCGGCTCTGGCGCAGCAAGGGACGCGACGTGCGCACGGACACGGTAACGCTGGCCATTGATACGTACCTGCGGGAGCGGCCTGCACAGCCGGACGAAAAGGCGGGTGAGGCGCGTGTCGAGCGGTAGCTTCCGGCAGGTGTATGTTAAGTGCCCTTTTTACCTGTATGACGACGGCGCGGGGCGCATCTGCTGCGAAGGGATCGCGCCGGAGACGACGGTGGCGACGATGTTTCGCCACAGAAGCCAGATGCAGCGGCATATGCAGGTGTTTTGCGAGGAAGCATACACCTGCTGTGAGCTGTACAGAGCGGTAATGGCCGCAAAATACGAGGACGAGGAAGGAGACCAATGATGGAAGGGAATGAACGAAAGCGCGCGGACGATCTTCCGGCCGGCGCTGTGGAGCAGGTAAGAGAGATGCTGCACCGGCCGCGCTCGAGCGCAGATTTTTCGCCGGCAGCAAGATACGCCGTCAGCAGATTGTGCGACTATGCCGAGCAAGAACATGAGCAGCGCGAGAAAGCGGAAACCATGATCTGCAGCGAACGGCGCAAGGCGCTGGCGTTTTCCGCCGAAATGGCGCGGCAGGAGCGCACCATCGACGACCTGCGGCAGCAGTTGTCGTTTATGCAGCAGGCGCTGAAGGAATTGCAGCACGCGGGGGTGTGAGGCATGGACGTGGCAGAATTTTTTAGTGGATTTAGGCGGATGTGTAAATCGTCCAGTGATTGCGCAAAGTGTGAGTATCACGGCGACAAATGCAATAACGTCATCGATTTTCTTGAAAAAACCGTTGCGGGGGTGGAACAGTGGTCTCGGGAGCATCCGCGCAAGACACGGCAGAGCGTGTTCATGGAACAATACCCGGAGACAGTTCTTGACGAGCATGGAGTGCTGTCGGTTTGTCCGCTGTGTATTTCTTCTGCTCACAGGGATAGTAACGGATCATGCAAAGAACCGGAAAAAAGGTGCACGGACTGCCGTCGTGAGTTCTGGATGCAGGAGGTGGAGTGATGAACAGACTGACGTTTGATGGCAATTTTTGCGACATTGCTCAGTGTCGAGAGCTGTCGTGCCCGTATAGCACCTCTTGTATGCAACGACAGGTGTGGGAGAAGCTCAAAGCCTACGAGGACACTGGGCTGACGCCGGAGGGAGTCAACGATTTCGTTGTAGGGGCAAAGCTGATGGCAAGGGCGCAACTGGTCTCGGCGTTTGGCGTTGCGTCTGAGAGGCTGCGCGAGCTGGCGGAAGCAGATAAAGCCGGGCGGCTGGTGGTGCTGCCGTGCCAATCGGGAGAGCGAGTGCTTGCGCTACTCGATGACCAAGAGCATGTGAGAGAGTGCACAGTTAAACACGCGGTTTTGGATGGCGGGCGAAAAGTTTTTTATATTAGCCCAGTCGGTAGCCATGGAAATGCGTATAGTGTGCCATTTGAAGCATTCGGTAAGACCGTATTCCCCATCCGCGAGGAGGCAGAAAAGGCATTGGAGGCGATGAATGATGAGTAAGGCTGTCATGCTGAGCATCCGCCAAAAGTGGTGCGAAAAGATTGCCAGCGGCAAAAAAACTGTCGAAGTCCGCAAGACAAAGCCAAAGCTGAAACCGCCGTTCAAGTGCTATATTTACTGCACAAAAGATAAGAATAATCATTTTTGGATTGGAAAGCGTTATTCTTATGCTGACGATCACAGCCACAATGCATTTGATAAAATCGGAAGTGGTAAGATCATAGGCGAGTTCATCTGCAACCAGATTTATGAGCTCGCGCCTCTCAACTATGTATCGGACGACGTAGAAAAACAAGCCCGCCTGACACGGGAAGAAATTGTGAACTACCTAAAGGGAACCGGCTACGGCTGGCACATCTCCGACCTTAAAATCTACGATACGCCGAAGGAACTGGAAGAATTTCACACTCAGAAAAAATGCAAATCATGCAGCAAAAGCGGGTACGAAAGCACAGCCTGTAGCTATGATGAAAATTGCATGGTTCCGGTGGCGATTACTAAAGCACCGCAAAGCTGGTGCTATGTGGAGGAGGGCTGACAATGGCTGACCTGACCTACATGGACTGCTGGCACTACATCGCGCCGCTGATACCGATCACGAGCGATAGAATGACGACGGAGATCTACGTGATGCTGTTCCAAGCGTTGAAGGAAGCGGAGGAGAGGAGGAAAGACAATGGCTGAATACATCGAGCGTGAAGCGTTTTTGAAAGACATCGAAGAGCGATATTGTTTACCGTGCAAAGAGGCAGGGAAAGACCACAACGGCTTTATATGCCACGCTTGCTGGGCGGACGCTATGCGCGTTGATGTAATAGACGCGCCCGCCGCCGACGTTGCGCCGGTGGTGCACTGCCGTCACTGCCGATCCTACAATAAGCCGCGGCTGGGATGGTGCTCAGTCCACATGGACCGCGAAGGTCCGGACGACTTTTGTAGCTACGGCGTGAGGATGGAAGGTGATAGCGATGAGCTTGATTGACGCGGATGCTGTGCTGCGCAGCCTGCCGGACGATCTGCCGTACAAGGACAGCGTCCGGCGGGTGCTGATACAAGCGCCGACGGTGGATGCCGTGCAGGTCACGCGGTGTATGGACTGCGAAAGCGCGCGGGAGCTAACCAAGCACGAAAGCATTTATCTGGCCGACGGTGTCTTGATCTGCACAAACTGCGAGGTGTCAGAAGACTGCCGCCTCCCTGTATGGCCGCAACATTTTTGCGGATACGGCAGGAAAAAGGACGGCGGCGAAGAAGACGTTGTTGAAACCGTGCCGGTTGTCAGATGTGAAAACTGCCTGTATTGGGTATTCGGCAAGAACGAGTGCGAGAGCTGGGAATGGTGCAAGATGCTGAATACGGATATGCCGCCGAATGGATTTTGCTATCTCGGCGATCGAAAGGATGACGACGATGACAAAACGGATTAACCCGCGGCGGAGACCGGCAACGATGGCAGACGTGCAGCGCGCAAAGGATGCGGCAACGGCTGATGCTTGCCGGGTGACGCTGGCGATCTTTTTTACCGCCCTGCTGGACAAGGAAGGCATGGACGCGGAGCAGCTCCAGCGCATCTGGCATGAAGTGGAGGCGCTGTCGGAGAGTGTGCGCGACGGCTATGTATCAGCACCGGACCTGATCCGCGTGCTGCGCGAGGAATATGAGATCGACATCATAGGAGGATAAAGCAATGAACAGACTGGACACCCTGAAGGCCGCCGCCGAATGCGTGTGCGGCAGCCGAGAAGAAGACTACGGCAGCCCGGAGGATAACTTCGCCGTGATCGCGGCGCTGTGGACGGCATACACCGGCACGGACACCACGCCGAAGGACGTGGCCATGATGATGGCACTTTTGAAGATCGCCCGCGCGAAGGCGGGCAGCAAGCCGGACACCTACGTCGATTTGGCTGGCTACGCAGCGTGTGGGGCAGAAATTTCGGCGCGAGATCCGAAAAGTGGCACGCAGTGCAAAAAAAATACCACGTCTGGCGCGGCCGGAGGCACAGAGACGGAAAAAACGGCATCCTGCGTGAAGCTGCAGCGGATGGACGGCTACTATCTTGTGGACGTGGACGGGAATCCGCACCGCTTCACACTGTGGGAAACCGCGATGCAGTTTATCCGCGAGCACGCCGGTGAGCTGACGTGACGGCGGAGTTTGTGATCCCGACGAGGCTGCCGGGAATGAACGAATACACCCGCGCCTGTCGGCGGCACGCGCAGGTGGGCGCGAAGATGAAGCACAACAACCAGGAGATCGCCGCGTGGGCGATCAAGACGCAGCTGCGCGGGGTGCAGTTCACGAAGCCGGTGGAGATCACCTACACGTTCTACGAACCGAACCGGCGGCGGGACAAGTCAAACGTCGCGGCGTTCGGCGTCAAGGTAATCGAGGACGCGCTGGTGATGTGCGGGGTGCTGAAGGACGACGGCTGGGCATACATACAGGCGTTTACGTCGCGCTTTGCGCTGGACAAGGAAAAACCGCGCATCGTGGTGCGGATCACGGACGAAGGCGCGGAATAAATGGAAAGCTCCGGGGCGGAAGCCTCGGAGCTTTTGCCGTATTTTGTTACTGCATGGCTTTGGCCATCTCGGCGATCGCGGTCTCGGCAGCGACACGCGCCTGATCCAGATGGATGCAGGACCAGTCCATGCGGATGTACTGCGGCGATTCGATCAGGTTCTCCGGCATGCTTGCCTGCGCGCGGTCTTCTTCTGCTGACAGATCTGCAAGCTGGTCGCGCAGAGACTCGCACGCGGCGATCAAGGCGCGAAGCCGGCGGCGGTCGTTATTCATGGGGCGCACCTCCCTTCGGCGGCTTTCGCACGGGGTAAATGACGGTCTCGCCGTCCGGCGGCATATCATCCGCGTGGATGTAGGTGGGCGCCGTCCATTTGAGGATCAGGCGGCGATCATCCTGCGGGCCTGCCCAATAGTGATGCCAATGGCCGCGGCGGGCGTGCGGCCGCTTTTTGCCGCCGGGCGTGCTGCCGGTGGTGGCAGCCTCGTCTGCTTCCGCGCACGCTCGTGCACCACGGATGGCCGCGCCCATGCGCACGCCGACATACTGCAGATCGACGGTGCTGGCCTTGCCGACGTCGTCGGGCTTGCGCGGGATCTTTTGCGTGTGCTTGTGATCCGGCGCGGCAGCGATGTCCGCGCCGTCGGAGATGATGTACAGGATGATCTGGATGACGCCAAGGATGATGCGGCCGAGGGAAGCGACGTCCGAGACGGTGCTGATGTCGACGCCGACATTCTCGCGCGTGCGATCCAGCGTGGACCGCACACAGTCGCCGATCGTGCCAGACGGATCCAGATGCAGCACCTGTGGGACGGTGCCCAGCATATCATCGTACAGCCACTGCACGCGCAGCTCCGTCGAGCCGTGGTTTACGTCGTAGTCAACCCAGGCAAAAAAGCCGTCGACACCGGGCAGCTCCGGGTGATGCGCCTTGACATAGATACAGGGGTACGGCAGGTGCAGCAGCAGGTCGACCGGCAGGACGTCGGTGTCCTCCATGTCCTCCGCCTGGGCAAAAAGCATCTCGGCCATGTCGTCATCGACGGCATAGATGATGCGGCTGCGCCGCCACGCCCAGCAGGCCGTAAGCTCCGCCGACGTGGCTGCGGCATCCAGGTCGCTTCGGCCGCGGGCGTAGGTAAGGTAGGTGTAGGCCGCGTTGATCGGCAGCGGGCAGTAGTCCGGCCACGCCAAGCCGTCCTCGCCGTTGGCGGTCGCGCAGCTGTCAAGCTGCTTATAGGCATCCGGGCAGCTGCGCAGCCACTTGCGCAGCAGGGGCAGAGGGGTTTCGCGGTCACGCATCTGTATCGCCTCCCCCGTCACAGTCCGCATTGCTTTGCAAGCAGCAGGCGCACATACGGCGGGCACTCGCGGCTCCCGGAGATCCACCCCTGCAGCGTGCGCAGCGGGATTGCAAACCGCGCCGCAAAATCTGTCTGCGACAGGCCGGTGTGCTGCACGATCTCGTTGACGGTCAGGTGCGCGTAGCGCCAGATGGGCCGCAGTTCTGCAACCAGCGCCGGGAGCTCGTCCTCACCGGCATGGAATATGTCCGACGTCGCAACGTCGGACGCGAACGCATCCGGGTCATCGTAGGCAGCGGCCTCCTGCAGCGCTGCCGAAAACTGCTTATCCGTGAGATCATAGTGCTCATCCAGATCGTCTGCGCTGGCATAGATCCAGGCGTGCGCGACATCGGTTGCCGGGTATCCGTGCTTGGGGTCGCGGCGCAGCGTGATCGCCACATCTACGCCGCCCTTTCCGCCGAGGATGCCTGACTTGTACTCGGCACGGTAGCCGACGATGGCGGTGTATGATCCACGGATACCGGCGCTCGAGACGAGGCGCTGGAGGCTCCCGTTGATCGCGTCTGTGAGTGTGGTGCCGCTGATCGTGTCCGGCCACTGGCTGCCGGACACGTACACTTCGTATTCTTTCGCAGTGATGCCTTTGCTTATCATTGCGTTTTGCCTCCTTTAGTGGCCTCACGCCAGGCTGCCAGAGCCTTGGCATAGTTTTTGAGTGCGTCGGCGTCATCGTTGCTGATGCGGGCCTCCGCATTGTCAACGTAGATGCGGTAGCCATAAGCCGCCGTGCCGTAGACCTTGCCGTTCCAGCGGCCGGCCGGGTAGCAGTCCGGCCGGACCGGCTCCGTGATGCCGGATGCCTCAGCGGCCGCGACGCGCTCGCGCTTGGCGGCGGCTTGTTTGGCAAGATACTCCGTGTCTACAATGCTATCGTCGATCACGGCGCCGAGCGCCTTCGCGCGCTCGATCTCGTCGTAGGCGTCCTCCTGCGGGACGACCTTGATCCATTTTTGCTCTCCGCGCTGGACGCTGTAGCCGTAGGTGATGTAGTCATCCGCAAATGACCAGCGGTACCCGAGCGCCTTAATGTCGTCCTTGCGCGGCATGGTGTCGCCGCCGAAAAACAGGACGACCGGCGTGTTGTCTTTGTACGGATAGCCGGTCATATGCAGCGTCAGGGGCAGCTCAGCCTCCGCTGCGGCGGCAGCCTCGCGCTCGGATGCCTTGCGCGCAGTGTAGCAAGCATCGCACTCATCAAAGTTTGCGGCTGCCCACTCCTCCCAGCTGTCTGCATCGCGCCGGTTGCAGCAGATCTTAGTGCGGGTAAACGTTGCGCCGCATTTGGCGCAAGTACAGGTTGCGGTTGCTTTTGCCATGATGATTTATCTCCTTTCGTGCGTACCGAATGTGTATCCGCACAGATTACTCGTCGACCCAGCCCCAGAGGTCAAACCATGTGGTCGGGCAGCTCAGCTTGTACGTGACGCCGGAGCCGGTGGTGCTATACACCTCGTAGCTGGCCTCCATGTAGCACGGCGCGCAGCCGTTGGAGCGGCGAGAGATGTCCGCGAGATCATCGAGCTCCGAGATCGGCTGCTCGGTCTCGAGATACAGTGCGTGTGCCTCGCTTGTGATGGGATCGCGCAGGATCTCCATGTTGTGCTTTGCCTGCAGTGCTTTTGCCTCGTTGCGTGTCATAGTTCTCGTCCTTTCCGGCCGGTGGCCTGTCGTGTTGTCCTCTTGATGGTTTAAGTATACCGCTCATTGAGCATAATGTCAAGCGTTTTTGCGCTCAACCGGCGCAAAAAGATGCACAAAAAATGGTTCGGAAGTTGTGCAGGATGCAGAAAATGCTGGGATAGATAAGCGCGGGCGGCTTGGTGTACGATGGACGCGGAGGTGCAGTGATGGTGTACCAGGACTGGGATGCTTTGAAAATGGAATATGTCACCACAAAGACGACCTACGCGAAGCTGGCCGAAAAGTACGGCATCAGCATCAGCCAGATCAAAATCGTGGCTGCACGTGACGGGTGGACAAATGAGCGGAAAAAGTTCGCCGCGCGCGTACAACAAAAGGCGTACAAAAAGGCGTGTAACCACGAGGCCGACCGGCTCGCGCGTTTGATCACCGCCACCACGGGCGCGATCGACGTGGCGATGCGCGCGATCGGCGACGATGAGCAGTTTAACCGCTACCTGGTTGAGCGGCGGGAGAAGTATGCCGTGCCGGTGGCGGACGAGGACGCAGAAGACGGCGAGCTGCCGCCGGATGGGAAGCTGCTGCTGGAGCGGCAGTGGACGGAGGAGCAGACATACCAGAAGGTGGACACGAAGGCGCTGAAGGACCTGACGGGCGTGCTGAAGGACCTGACGGGGCTGGTGCGCGATCTGTACGGCATCCCGACGCAGGCGCAGGCCGAGGCGCAGCGCATCGCGGCCGAGCGGCTGGAGCTGGACCGCAAAAAGGCCGAGGACGGCAGCACAGACACGCACGCGGAGCTGGAGATCGTGGGCCTGCCGGAGGAGTACAAGCGATGATACTGATCGATGCAAGCAAGATCAGCGACAAGCAGGACGCCTTCCTGCGCGACGAGCACCGGCACGTGGCCTATGGCGGGGCGCGCGGCGGCGGCAAGAGCTGGGCCGTGCGCACGAAGGCCAAGATCCTGGGCTGCACGTATCCCGGCATCAAGATGCTGATCGTCCGGCGCACGCTCGATGAGCTGCGCAACAACCACGTAAAATTTTTGACGCCGGAACTCGCGGGCGTGGCGAAGTACAACCAGTCGACGAAGGAGTATAAATTCGCCAACGGCAGCACATTGACGCTGGGATACTGCGACGCCGAGAAGGATCTGGGCCACTATCAGGGCGCGGAATACGACGTGGCCTTTTTGGACGAGGCCGGGCAGCTGCAGCCGGAGTGGATCCGCGAGATCAACGCCTGCGTGCGAGGCACAAACGGATACCCCAAGCGGACATACTACACGCTCAACCCCGGCGGCCCGGCGCACGGATACTTCAAGCGCCTGTTCGTCGACCGGCGCTTCGAGGATGCCGAGCGGCCGGAGGACTACAGCTTCATCCAGGCGCTGGTGACGGACAACCGGGCGCTGATGGAGGCGCAGCCGGAGTACATCGCCGAGCTGCGCAAGCTGCCCCCGAAGCTGCGCGCGGCATGGCTGGAGGGCTCGTGGGACATCTTCGAGGGGCAGTTTTTTGAGGATTTTCGCACGGAGCCGGATCTGATGGCGGCGCACGAGGCGGGCGTGGACGCGGACCCGGAGGAGCTGCGGGCGCAGCACAGGTGGTGCCACGTGATCAAGCCGTTTGACCTCGCGGCCGGAGCGTGCCGGGGATGGCACATCCTGCGCAGTTACGACTTCGGCTACGGCAAGCCGTTTTCCTGCGCGTGGTGGGCGATGGACTATGACGGCGTGCTGTACCGCATCCTGGAGCTGTACGGCTGCACGGAGACGCCAAACGAGGGCGTGAAGTGGTCGCCGGACGAGCAGTTCAAGCGCATCGCAGAGATCGAGGACACGCACCCGTGGCTGAAGGGCCGGAAGATCACGGGCGTGGCGGACCCGGCGATCTGGGACGCATCGCGCGGCGAAAGCATCGCGGACACGGCGGCGCGGTATCGCGTGTACTTCACGCCGGGCGACAACAAGCGCGTGCCGGGATGGATGCAGTGCCACTACAGGCTGCAGTTCGACGCGCAGGGATATGCGCGGATGTACGTCTTTGATACGTGCAAGGCGTTCATCCGCACGGTGCCGCTGATGATGTACAGCCGGACGAACCCGGAGGACCTGGACACGACGCTGGAGGACCACGTCAGCGACGAGTGGCGATATCTGTGTATGTCGCGGCCGGTGAAGCCGATGCTGGCGGCGGAGGAAGAACCAGTGCTGTCCGATCCGCTGAATCAGCTGCAGAAACCGGGGCGCTACGGCGCGATCTGGTGATAAAAACGGGAGGTAAGTATGGACGAAATTCGCATTCATGGCGCGGATACGCAGGCGCTCGGCGGCCAGGTGATGCCGCCGGAGGACGTGATCACGCGCGAGCAGCTGCAAGAGTTTTCCCGCGTGCTGCACGAGTACAAGGTGGGCAAGGCCAGCACCGAGCGGCGCATGATCGCGGCCGAGCAGTGGTGGAAGCTGCACAACCAGCCGGAAGAAGAGAAGGCCGGAAACCAGCTGTACAGGGGCTTCCGCAGCCGGAGCTCGTGGCTGCATAACGTCATCGTGAACAAGCACGCGGACGCGGTGGAGTCGTACCCCGAGCCGAACATCCTGCCGCGCGAGGAAGGCGACAAGCAGGAAGCGAAGATGCTGTCGGCGATCGTGCCGTGCGTGCTGGAGCAGAACGCCTTCGATGCGACGTGGAGCGACGCGATGTGGGCCAAGATGAAGTACGGCACGTGCGTGTACAAGATCACGTGGGACAGCGGCAAGCTCGGCGGCCTCGGCGACATCAGCATCGAGCGCGTGAACGTGCTGAATCTGTTCTGGGAGCCGGGCATCACGGACATCCAGAAGAGCCGGTACGTGTACCACACGGAGCTGATGGACAACGAAGCGCTCGAGGAGCAGTACCCCCAGCTGCGTGGGCAGCTCAAGGGCAACGACTTTTATGCGTCGAAGTTTTTGTACGACGACAACGTGCCGACGGACCGGAAGAGCACGGTGATCGACGTGTACTACCATCGCGGCGGCGTGCTGCACTACTGCAAGTATATCGGCGACATCGTGCTGTACGCGACGGAAAACGACCCGGAGTGCCGCGAGCGGGGGCTGTACGATCACGGGCTGTACCCGTATGTGTTCGACGCGCTGTTCCCGGTCGAGGGCTCGCCGTGCGGCTACGGTTACGTGGATATCTGCCGCAACCCGCAGACGGCCATCGACAGCCTCGGCACGAGCCTCGTGCGCAACGCTGTGGTTGGCGCGACGCCGCGCTACTTCATGCGCGAGGACGGCAGCGTGAACGAGCAGGAGCTGCTGGACACGGAGAAACCGCTGGTGCACGTGGACGGCAACCTGGGGCAGGACAGCATCCGGCCGATCGACTACAACGCGCTGCCCGGAAACTACATCAACGTGTGGTCGACGATGGTCAACGAGTTGCGCGAGACCAGCGGAAACACCGACACGGCGACCGGCAGCGTGACATCCGGCGTGACGGCGGCGAGCGCCATTGCCGCGCTGCAGGAGGCAAGCGGCAAGGGCAGCCGGGACAGCACGCTGGCAGCATACCGTGCATACAGCAAGATTGTGAATCTGTGCATCGAGCTGATCCGGCAGTTTTACGATCTGCCGAGATCCTTCCGGATCGTGGGCGAGCTGGGCATGGAGCAGTTTGTATCCTACAGCAACCGGGGGCTGCAGCCGCAGGCGCAGGGCATGGCCTTCGGCGCGGACATGGGGCTGCGGTTGCCCGTGTTCGACATCAAGGTGTCGGCGCAGAAGAAAAACGTCTATACGCGCGTGAGCCAGAACGAGCTGGCGCTGCAGTTTTTCCAGATGGGCTTCTTCAACCCGAGCATGACGGACCAGGCGCTGGCGTGCCTGGACATGATGGACTTCGACGGCAAGGACGGCGTGATGCAGAAGATCCAGCTCAACGGCGTGCTGGCGCAGCGGCTGCAGCAGTACCAGCAGCTGGCGCTGTCGCTGGCGCAGATCGCGCGGCCGGACATGGTGCAGGGTATCGCGGCGGACATGGGCATCGCCATGCCGGCACAGGCGGGCGCAAGCGCAAGCGCCGCGCCGAAGATGCAGGAAAGCGACGAGATCTCCGGCATCAAGGCCGACGAGCACCCGGTCGCCGCGAAGGCGCGGGAGGCGAGCGCGAACGCTGCCCAGCCGGGCGGCGGAGCCGTGGTCAAGGGGGGCAGCAAGGCATGATCGAGATCGTGTACGACCGGATGCGGCTGCGGCTGACGGCTGACGGGCACGCGGGCTTCGCCGAGGCGGGGCAGGACATCGTATGCGCGGCGGTGACGATCCTTGTGTACACGCTGGCGGCCGCCGTGGGCAGCATGGACGCCGCCGGGCAGGCGCGCGGCTCGAGCGTGGAGCTGGGCAGCGGGCACGCAGAGATCGTGTGCGCTGCATCGCCGCGATGGCGCGCGTGCGCGAAGATGATCTGCGACCAGATCTGCGCGGGATTCGATATCCTGCGGCAGATGTACCCGGAGCGCGTGCGCTACGAGGTGCGCGGATAAAAAAATTTCAGAGATGCAAGGCCGAGGGATAGAGAAAGCCCTCGGCCTTTTTGTATGCTGGAGGTGCGAGGGTGCAGGGGCTTTCGCGTGTGTACCTCCTTTCTTTTCCCATTTTCCCATCTCCTTTTCTCTTGGCACCCACGCAGCGGGGGGGGCTGCTGCGTGGGTATCTATGCCGCCGCGAGGCGCGCTGCAGCGATGGACTGCAAGTGCCGGTGCAACTCCGGCTGACGGCGACAGGGTCGTGGCCTACCACAGATTTTTGACGGAGGCATCCTTATGCGATTTGATATTCGGGCGCTGGCCATGCACGGCCTGCAGCTATTCGGCGGCGAAGGCGGCGCGGGTGGCGCGGCCGGAGGCTCTGCCGGAGCGGGCGCAGGTGCAGATGGCGCAGGCGCTGCGGGCGTAACGGCTCCCGACGCCGGGGAGCGCATCCTGACCGGGCTTGGTGTCCCGGCGGACAAGATCAGCAAGCGGTCGAAAGCGCGCGTATCGGCCATGCACCGTGACGACGGGGCAGCGGCAGAGGCGGCGCAGACGCAGGACGACGCTGCAAATGGCACCGATGACGGGCAGGAAATGCCGAAGCGCCTGACGTGGGACGAGATCATGGCGGATCCCGAGTACAACGAGCAGGCGCAGAAGATGATGCAGAAGCGGCTGGCAAAGTCGAAGAAGTCCGAGCAGGCGCTCAAGGACCTGACGCCGGCATTGGAGCTGATGGCGCGCAAGTACGGCATCGAAGCAGAGGATATCTCCAAGCTGGACGTGCAGGCGCTGAACAAAGCTGTGACCGAGGATAAGGCGTACTACGAGGAGCTGGCGGACGAGCTCGGAATCCCCGTCGAGGAGGCCATGCGTATCGACCAGCTGGAGCGGCGCAACAAGATGCTGGAGCACCAGAACGAGCAGACGCTTGAGCAGCGCAGACTGCAGGAGCATTTCGACGGGCTGGTGCAGCAGGCGGCAAAGCTGCAGGAGACGTATCCTGGCTTTGACCTGCAGACGGAGCTGGAGAACCCGGTCTTCGCGCGGCTGACCGCGCCGGGCAGCCTGGTCAGCGTGGAGGACGCCTACTTTGCCGTGCACCGCAAGGAGATCCAGACGGCGGCGATGCAGGTGGCAGCGCAGAAGACCGCGCAGCAGATCAGCAACAGCATCCAGGCTGGGCAGCGCAGGCCGGCAGAGAACGGCAGTGCATCCCAGGCGGCATCCATTTCTGCCCCGACGACGATGTCGCGCGCGAGACGCGACGAGATCAAGCGCCGCATGCGCATCGCAGCGGCGAACGGGGAGAAGCTCTATCCCGACACGTTCTGACAACGTGCGGCGGCTCCTCCCGGACGAACGACATTTTCTGAAAGGGGAAGCTATTTTATGAGGACCATTCTTTATTCTATGCTCGGTCTGCAGCTTTTCGCGGACGCAGGCACGATGGTCAACGCGACCGGCAACTACGTCAACGCCTCGACCGGCACGACGACTGCGTTCGACGCAACGCACACGCTCGCGCCGGAGCTCAAGACCTTTTATGACACCGAGCTGCTCGAAAACGCGCGTGCCGAGATGTTCTACGCGCAGTTTGGCAAGAAGCAGGCGCTGCCGAAGAACCACGGCGGCACGGTCGAGTGGCGCAAGTGGAACACCTTTGAAAAGGCCGGCAAGCTGACCGAAGGCGTGATCCCGACCGGCCAGAAGTTCGGCGTGACCAAGCTCGAGGGCAGCATCAACCAGTACGGCACGTACACCAGCATCACCGACCGTCTGGAGCTGCGCGCCTACGACGACGTGATTCTCGGCGCGACCGAGGAGATGGGCGCGAGCGCCGCAGAGACGCAGGAAAAGCTCATCCGCGACGCGCTGCTGACCAACACCAACGTGCTCTACTGCGACAACATCAGCGCGGTCGGCGCGTATATCTCCACGCCGACCTCCTGCGCCGAGATGGGCGCCGGCGGCGGCACGAGCGCTGCTGACGGCTACGCCTACCTGACGCCGGACATGATCGCCAAGGCGGTCACGAAGATGAAGAAGGACCGCGTGCCGACAATCAACGGCAAGTATTACGCCGTGATCCATCCGTCCGTCGCCTACGACCTGCGCAAGTCCAACGAGTGGATTGAGGCGCACAAGTACGCCCAGCCGGACGAGATCTACAACGGCGAGATCGGCGAGCTGACGATGGACGGCGCGATGGACGAGGTCGTGGCCGATGCGTGCGAGATGATGCTGCGCAACACCGAGGCCGTGCAGCGGCTGGCGAACGAGAACCGCAGCCTTGCCGAGAAGATCCGCGACTGGATCGGCGACTTCGTGAAGAAACTGCGTGCTGCGTTTAAGGGCGACCATGCCACGCACGACGAGGCGAGAGCCATGCTCGACCGGATGGTGGAGCTGCAGAAGCTCTGGGACGATGCGCTGGTGGACGCGGCGAAGACGAGGGCTGCAAAAGAAAACGCCGCTGATCATGGCGACGTGCAGCATTCCATCCGCGAGGAATTCTCTGACGAGATTGATGAGTGGGCGCGGAGCGGTATGCGCGAGAATGAACAGTTTGTTCTCGGAAGCACCGGCCCCGTACTGCAGGGCCTCGGCGCAATCGAGAGCGACATCTTCATGAACGGTGACAAGATTAAAAAGATCTTGACAGACCACCCGGAGATGACGCTTGCGGAAATCAAGAAGATCCCTAAAATTCTGGAGGATCCTGCGATTGTCCTAAAAAGCAAGACAAGGAAAAATAGCATTGTAGTATTTGGAACATACAAGGCGGTAAACCAAAAGCCTTTCCTTGCTTCTATGGACCTCAGGCCAATGGAGCGTGGCTTTGCCATTGACGATATGCAGAAGGTCACCAGCGCCTATACGAAAACAGAGACGTTGAGGAAAACAGCAGAAGAAAACGGGCGGGATTTTCTCCTCAGCAGCGAGGTGCTATTTGCGGATAAAAAAAGAACCGCTTCGGTTCTTCGACCCATGGGCATCTACGCGCCCATGGAACTTCTCCGCAGCGGTTATGTAGGTAGTATAACCTACCGAGGAGGAAAAGTCAACATCGAAGGGGTGCCGTTTTCTTCCGTTTTCCGCGAAAACGGGGCTGATGGTGCGCAGTTCTCCCTCCGCGAACCGGTGGAGCAGGTGCGCGATCTTGTCGCCGTGCATGGCCTGACAGAGCAGAACCTGCGGGGCGCGCTTGCGCTCGGCGGATTGCCGATGCCGAGTATCGCGGTCGTAAAAGCTGCGCAAGGGCACAGCAAGTACGGCCCAATTTCCATGGTGTTCGGCAGGGAGAGCATTGACCCGCAGGTTGACCCCAGGAACAAAATCTACGGCGGGGATGCCTACACGCCGACGGCGCCGGCGGTGGAATATCCGGTGAACTACGACCGGATGCGGACCGTCGAAAAACGGCTCGCCAGACTGAGCGGGAAGATCGTGGGCGGCGTATTCCGAAACGACAGCGCCCTGCAGCGTGCAGGCGTCGGTGAAGAGAGCGGTATGAGCGCGTCGGAGCTGGCGGACAAGCTCTCGCGGGACGACAGCGTGCGCGCGGCCTATCTGGCCGATCGTGGGGAAACGCTCGAGCCGGTCATGCAGGCAAAGGAATTCAACCGATACGGCAATGACGCGCTGGCGAAACTGGTGCAGAAAATCGGCGTGCAGGAGCTCGCCCACGTTGAAGCGGACATGGAAACCGGGGACTATCAGTCTGCGCGAGAGATCGAAGACACGGTGCGCCAGATTATCCGCGACAGCTACGAGGAACAGCATCGCAGATTTCTGGACCGAAAGCCGGAACTGAAGGAAAAGCGGCTTGACCACTTCATGGATAACAATGTCCATACTTCCACGGTTGAGAATTTCATCCGAGATGCGTGGGCGTTTTACGAAGATCAGGGCGCTACAGCGGACGAAGTAGACCGATTGGCTACCAGCGACAAATTGCACGAGGCGACGGATACTGAGGACGTGAAGGCATGGCTGCTGCCACAGCTGAAATCTGTTTTTGGCGAGCCCGGCATTTACAACGGGAAGGAGCGCTATACCGCCTCTGGAGACAGACGCAGCTTTTCGCAGCTGCATTGGGAATACACGCTTGAGAACATTGTGAGTGCGATGGCGGAAACCCAGAAGGAGCGCGGCGGCCAGACGTGGGGGACGTCGGCAGGAGCTATGCAGGCTGTCAGTGCCGAGGACTTTTCCAGCATTGATGAAGTGAAGGCCGCGAGCGGCAGGCTCGGCAAAGCGGAAGGCGAGCAGTATGAAGCGGCGAAGAATGCTGTTGAAAACCTGATCGATCAAGCGACACGCACCGTTATGCGAGAGACGCGGCCGCACGCCGACAATTCGTTCGATGAAAGAGAAATTATCGGCGATGTTATGATGGAAGCGGCGAAGGGCAAGCGGACGGCGCGAGCCATTCAGCAGGCTTTTGCGAAAGAGGGATATTCGGTCAGTGAAGAAACTGCTCGCCGGATTCAAGAAGTGTATAAGGCGGCGGCTGCACTTCCGACGGAATATTTTGAGGCGAAGCCGCAGAGAGCGGTCGGCTTTGACGAGGTGCAAGTGGCCATTGTGCCGGACAACATCAACTCCGAGCTGAAAGAGCAGCTTGAAAATATGGGAGTGCCGGTGCAAGTGTACCGCGCTGGTGACGAGGAGCAGCGTCTGCAGATACTGAACTCGGATAAATCGTGGCAGTTTTCCGAGCGCGACGACACGCGAACAGACCGCGACGTGCTCTCCGATGCTGCGGACGGCGACGCGGCAAACGTGCGCGAGTTGGAGATGCTGCGCGAGTACCGGGAGAAACTGCAGAAATACAGCTCGCTCACACGGAGGCTGGAGCAGCAGCGCGATCTTGCACAGAACGCGGAAAGCAAGGAGGAGCGCCTGAAGGCGAGAAACCGCGCGGACAACCTGGCTGCGCAGGTGAGCCGAGCGGACGCGCAGCTCACGCGGATGCAGAACGCGAAACCGCTGCGCGAGCTGGTGGCGCGCGAGCTGAAGACGCGCGACAGCCTGGCCAAGGAAAACGCCATGCTGCGCGACCGCGTGGAGTATTGGCGTGGGCAGACGCGTCGCACGGCAGAGGCAACCACAGACCCGAAAGCCGTGCGGGAAGCCGCGAAGGATATCATCAAGCAAACAGGCAGCAGCATCGACGCGGACGAGGTCACAGGAAGACTGCAGGAGCTGTACGACGGCATTGCCCGCGCGACGAGCGAGAACGGTTTGAGCCAGGAGGATATCTGGAAGCACGCGTATGATCTTGCACACGACATTTTGAACGACGTGACTGCCGTTGACGACACGATGTACCGCGAGTATGAAGACCTGCGGAAGTATTTCAAGGGTCAGCAGCTCGTCGTGTCCGCGGCTGACCGCGGGGAAATTCCGGACTTCGGAGATTTCCGGCGGAGGAACATGGGCCGAATGCGGCTGAAAAACGGCGAGCGGACGAACGTTGACCAGGTTTACGCAGAGCTGAGTGAGCTGTACCCTGAATTTTTTGACCAGAACCGCGAGAGCCAGCCGAGCGACCAGCTCTACCGCATTGCCGATGTGCTGGACGCGGTGTACTCCGTGAACGAGTACAACCCGAACGCGCAGTATATGCGCGAAGCGACGCAGAGTGTGAGCAACGAGATCCTTGAGCAGTTTTTCGACCTGCCGCAGCAGAGAACGTTTGCCGACCGGCAGGCCAAGAAGGACGAACAGCAGAAGACGCACTACCTCAACCAGATCAACGAGCTGCGCAAGGCCAATGACACACGCATCGCGGAGTTGCGGGCGCAGAACCGCAAACGGCTGCAGGAAGCCGTGGCAAGAGAGCGCGAGAAACGCGACGAGCAGATCGCGCGGCTAAAAGACAGGAACGCGGAAGATAAGGCGCGCCGCGAGGAAAGCGCGGCTGTGGCGAAATACCGCCCGCGCATCGAGCAGAAGGCGAAGCGCCTGAGCGATTGGCTGCTGAAAAACAGCGACAAGGAACACATCCCGGAGCCGTTGAAGCTGGCGGTAGGCGAGTTCCTGGAATCCATCGACTTTACGAGTAAGAGGGCGCTGGACGGCGGCGCGCTGACGAAAAAGGACATTCGGCGTTCGCTCCGGTATACTGACCGGATGCAGAAGCTGCTGGACAGCCTGCGCGGGCAGAACGATGACGGGACGAACGACCTCGGACTGTATCTGGACATCCCGGATGGATTCCTCGAGGAGATGCAGAAGCACATCAACACTGCGTCCGACATCGTCAGCCAGAACCCAGGCGAGAACGTTGTAAACCGGATGAGCGGAGAGCAACTGCAGCAGCTCGACCAGATGCTCACGATCCTGACGCGCAGCATCCAAAACGCGAACAAGCTCAAGGCCAACGCGCACTTTGAGACCGCGCGGCAGGCGGCGCAGGCGACGGTGCTGGAGCTCGACCGGCTGGGGCAGGCCAAAGGAAGAACGAAGGCCGGAGAAAAGGCGGCCGGTTTCTTCAACTGGGAGAACACGACGCCGTACTATGCTTTCCAGCGCTTCGGCGAGGGCGGCAAGGCGATATTCGAGGCGCTTTCCGACGGCTGGGACAAGATGGCCTTCAACACGAAGGCGGTCATGGACTTCACGGAGCAGACCTACACGCCGAAGGAAGTGAAGGCGTGGGCAAAGGAAACGCACACGTTTAAGCTCGAGAGCGGCGAGAGCGTGAGGATGACGACCGCACAGATGATGGCGTTCTACTGCCTGTCGAAGCGCGAGCAGGCCGCCGGCCATCTGCTCGGCGGCGGTATGCGCGTGGAGGACATCCAGAACAGCGGGCGCAAGGAAAACGTCAAGCAGCCGGATCCGTTCCTGCTGACGCAGGAGGACATCGCCGCGATCAATGGCGCGCTTACCAAGCGCCAGCGCGAGGTGGCGGACAAACTGCAGAAGTACATGAACGATCAGGGCGGCGCGTGGGGCAACCGTGTGTCGATGGAGCGCTTCGGATACCGCGCGTTCACGGAGGAGAACTACTTCCCCATCGAGACGATGGACTCCAACCGCGACGCGAAAGACCCTGGCGCGAAAGAGAATGACATGTTCCGCCTGCTGAATATGTCCGCGACGAAGAGCCTCGTCTACAAGGCAAACAACGCGCTCGTTGTACGCGACATCTTCGACGTGTTCAGCAACCACATGGCGGACATGGCAAAGTATGACGCGCTGGCGCTGCCGATCCTCGACGCGATGAAGTGGTACAACTACCGCGAGAAGCAGAAGCTCGAGAACGGCCACGTGCTCACGACGACGGTACAGCGGTCGATTGAAAAGGCATACGGCATGGATGCCAACAAGTATTTCACGACGTTCATCAAAGACCTGAACGGCGTGAACGAAGGCGGCCGCGGGGAGGGCTTCGCAAAGAAGATGCTCTCCAACTACAAGGTGGCGGCCGTGGCTGCGAACCTGCGCGTGGCGCTGCTGCAGCCGACGGCGTATGTGCGTGCGGTCGGTGTGATGAGCCCGAAGTATCTCGCAAAGGCGTTTACGGAGGGAAAGAGCGCCTACAAAGAAGCGGAGGCGAACAGCGGCATCGCGCTGTGGAAGCACATGGGCTTCTACGACACGAACATCGGCATGAACATCCGCGACCAGATCAAGAACGCCGGAACATGGAAGGACTCGACGGTCGAATTCCTCATGAAGGGCGCGGAATGGGGCGACCGGCTGACGTGGGGCCGTTTGTGGAACGCCTGCAAGGCGGAGGTAAAGGACAAGCAGAAGCTGACCGGCGACGCGCTGCTGAAGGCGACGGCCGAACGCTTCCGCGAGGTCGTCTACTCGACGCAGGTGGTGGACAGCACGATGACGCGCAGCCAGGCGATGCGCGGGAAGAGCGTGTACGGCTCCATCTCGACGGCCTTCATGTCAGAGCCGACGCTGTCGTACAACCTCGTGCTCAAGGCGTACACGGACTACACGACGGAGCTGCGCACGACCGGAGACAAGAAAAAGGCGTGGAACAACGCCAAGGGCAAGGTCGCGTGGGCGCTGGCAACCTACCTTGTGTCTGCGGCCGCCTCCGGCCTTGTAGAATCTGCTGTGGACGCTTGCCGCGACGACGATGAGTACGCCACGTGGCTGGAGAAGTACCTGAACGCGCTGATTGGCGCAAACTATGAAGAGGGCAAGTTTTCCGGCGTCCGCCCGTTTGACAACAACCTGTTCAGCGACGTGGACATTCTCTCGAAGCTGCCGATCCTCAAGGATTTCATGTCCATGATCTCCGGGTACGGGAACGACCGGATGGACACGGAATGGATCAGCAACCTGATCGACGCATATCGGATCTGGGACGAGACAATCAAGCTGGCGACCGGGAAACTGGATAAGCCGACGGACGTGACGTACAACGGCAACATGACGCTGTACGGAAAGATCTACAAGACACTCAAGGCCGTTTCGCAGGCGACCGGCCTGCCGATCAGCGCGGCGAGCCGCGAGGTTGTAACGCTCTGGAACACCATCGCCGGAGCTGTCGGCAAGGGTGACGAGTGGACGATCCATACCTATGACTCCGGGCCGGAGAGCCTGATCAAGTACGGCCTGATGGACGGTTACCTCACGCGCGAAGAGGCGCAGCAGCTGCTGGTCGAAAAAGGGCTCGCGGACAACGAGGATGATGCGTACTGGAAGGTTGACAAGTGGGAGACCGGCGAAGGAAAGTACGACGAGGCGCTCGCTGCGGTGCTCAGCGGCGACAAGGCCGCCTTCGATGCGCAGGCCAAGGAGCTGAAAGAGCACGGCATCGGCGAGAAACAGCTGCAGTCTGCGGTACGATCGCAGGCGAAGGAGTGGTACGTCGGCGACGACAACGGAAAGCGCTCGATCACGAAGGAGCAGGCGCTGAAGATCCTGCAGCAGTACGGAGGGAAAGACGCCGACGAGGCGCAGAAGCTGGTGCAGAAGTGGACGTGCGAGGTCGTGACCGGCACGGACTACGACGACATCAAGGATCTGTATCTCGACGGGAAGCTCACGCGGTCTCGCGCGGTAGATATGCTGACGCGCTACGGCGGGATGAAGCAGGAGGACGCGCAGAACAAGATCGACACGGCGGACTTTGTGAAGGCACATCCGGAATGCGACGGCATCAGCGTTGAGGCCGTGCAGAAGTACAACGAGCAGGCGAAACCGGCCGGTCTGGACGCGGGGACGTTCTGGGAAGCGTATCAGTTTAAGAACGACGCAAGGACGACGCGCGACAGCAACGGCAAGGCCATCAGCGGTCAGGGAGCAATGGACAAGGTCGCCGCATACATCGACGGTCTGAACATCAGCAGAGAGCAGAAAAACGCGCTGTTCCTGTGCTTCTACAGCCAGAAATCGCTCGGGAAGATCCGCTGGAGCAATTAAATCTGCGGGAGGGATAGAAATATCCCTCCCATTTTTATATTGTAGAATCAATGGAAGGAGGCCACTGTATGACTATCACAATCGCAGACGGGCGCGGAGCACTGTGGCAGTGGGATACCGGGCGGCGCTTGCGCGTGGGCAGCGGCGTGGAGCAGATCCACTATCAAAATCGCGCGCTTGGCGGCAGCGTGGACGTGGACGTCGGCACAGACGGCACGGCCATCATCCCGGACGAGCTGCTGCAGGATTGCCACACGCTGACGGCCTACGCCTACGTCACCGACGACACCGGCGCGTACACGATGGTGCAGCAGGACTTTGCAGTGCACAAGCGGGCGAAGCCTGCCGGGTATGTATACACCCCGACAGACCAGATGACGTTGCGGACGATCCAGCGTCAGATCGGCGACTTTGCCGGCCTGACGACGGAGGCAAAGGACACGCTGGTGGCGGCGATCAACGAGGCGGCGCGGACAGGCGGCGCGGGAAGCATGGCCTTGCGCGTAGCGGACGGCTACATCCAGTACAGCACGGACGGCGGCAGCACGTGGACAAACCTTATCGCCGTGGCAGACCTCAAGGGTGCGGATGGCAAACCGGGGGCTGCTGGTGCGGACGGCGTTACG